GCTTGAGCCGTATGAGGGGAAACTCTCATGTACGGTTCTTAGGGGGGAAGAGGGCAGCAATGCCCTTGACCTACCCGATAGGCCGTCCGACCTGGAACAGCGCAACGGACGGGCGGTAAGAAAAGGCAATATCATCGCCAAGCAGTACGCCGGCAACAAGGTGGACTGCTATATCTATGCGGTGGAGAAGTCACTGGACAGCTACAAGTTCAACCTGCTGCAAAACAAGCAGGTGTTCATCAACCAGCTCAAAAGCCGCAATCTGGCCGCCCGTACCATTGACGAGGGGGCGATTGACGAAAACGGAGGCGGCAGTTTCAGCGAATACGTGGCCATCCTTTCGGGCAACGACGACCTGCTGGAAAAGGCCAAGCTGGACAAGAAACTGGCGGTCCTCGAAAGTGAGAGGCAGGCATTCTACCGTAACAAGGGAAACGCGAAAGGCAAGCTGAATGAAAGGACTTTGGGAATAGAAAAAAACAACACCTTTATCGGGCGTTTCACCAGGGACTGGGAATATTTCAACAAGGTGATGCCCGCAGATACGGAAACCGGACTCCGTCCCAATCCCCTGAAACTGGACGGTGTGGATTCGGACAATGTGGAGATACTCGGCAACCGGCTTGCCGCAATCAACCGGAATGCCCGGACGGAGGATGACTATATGAAAATCGGAACCCTGTCCGATTTCCGCATCCTTGTCCGTACCGAGAGGATTTGTGACGGGGACACACAGACCTTGCAGAACAAATTCATGGTCGAGGGACTGGACGGTATCAAATATACCTACAACAACGGTTATATAGCCAAAGACCCGAAACTGGCCGTCATGAACTTCATCAATGCGCTGGAACGCATTCCCGCCATGATAGAGAAACGGGAAAAGGAGAACGCAGAGCTGTCGAAGGACATCCCGGTCCTTCAGGAGATTGTGGCGGCTTCATGGCCCAAGGATGCGGAAATCAAGCGGCTGAATGAGGAACTTGCCACGCTGAACCGAAAAATACAGCTTACCATAAAACCGGCAGGCGAGCATGAAAGCGGAACGGATGACGGAACGGAAATAAAAGGAGAGAAAGCGACAGGCGAAAGTGACGATACACCGGACCTGCCACGGAAGGCAAGGCATGTCCCCCCAATGGAAATTGCCGCCCCGTCAAACGGACTGAAAAAAATATCCTAAGTTTGCCGTAAAGAACCGCTTTTCAGGAAATGACAAAGGTATGGCCGGCACCCGGATAAATCCGATCTGCCGGCCATACTCTTATCTGTAATGGGAAGAAGGGCACTCCGTCATTCCTCTTCCTCAAAGGAAAGGCTCTCCACCTGTCTGTTAATAACCTTCCAGTCAATGGAATCCTTCAGATTGATTATATCCACAATCGAATAATGCCTGGTCCCGTTTTCCTCTTCCGCAAAACGCAGCCGTCCGCTCAAACGCTGCTTCTCAATCTCTGCCGGATCGAGGTTTATCAGCTCACAAACCTCATCGGGCAGCATGGAGAGTTCTACACAGTTATCCTCGCAGATATGTTGCAGCACGGCCAACATGTTGAGGGACTTCTTGTAACTTCTCACGAGTGCGGCGAACGAGCCGCTTTCAACCTTAATCATCTTTCTCATAACCTTTTATTTTTAGAGTGTTCTTCTTTTTCCAGCAGTATGGCACGCAGCACGTCCGAACGGCGATAGTAAATCTTCCCCTTGTCACGGTGGAAAGGCAACGAACCGTCATTGCGGCGTCTTAGAAGTGTCCTGTCGGACATTTTGGTAAGCAGGCGCACGCCTTTTGAATCCAGTATCTCGCTGTCGGGCAAGTTATGTATGGCAGGAGCCAGTAACTTTTCAATGTTGGTTACTTTGGCGAGTATGGTACTGAGCATGTGGGTCATCTGCCCACCAGGTGCAGTTCTTCTGTTATTCATAATGACCTTGTTTTTATTGTTTACGGTGCAATATTACGGAGATATTACGAGGTCATTGGTTACTCAACCGTTGAGCAACCGCCAAAAAAAGACAGAAAACGCCAGAATGAAATAAAAAAGGCCGGAAGCAATCTCCGGCCATTCCTGAAAGAGCAGGCATCCGAACCTCATGTCTGCCTTTGCTCATTCCAAACACCCTCTCCTTACATGGAAAAATGAAAATCCATCTTTATCTGTGACATCTCACGTATCACTGTACGGTCCAGCACACGCGCATAATGACGGGTCATCTGAACATTGGTATGCCCCAGCATTTTAGCAACGCTCTCTATCGAAACACCATTAGCCAAGGCAAAAGTGGCAAAAGTATGACGCGCCACATGGAGTATAAAGTAAAAAGCAAGAGCTAACAAGATTGAACAGATAAATCGTAACGTGTTGGAAATAAGCAGATATTCATCATTTTGCTTAAAGTTGAAAAAGCAATGAAGTGCAGAATATTGAGCGGTTTCAGTTACCAAAACGTTAGCTGTCCAGTTACCTGAACAATATAGGTAACGGTGAGCAAATCAAGTAATCTGATACCGGATAATTTCTCGCTGATTTGCAATGTTTTGCATATCAAAGAACGCTTATAAGAATTGTAGTTTTACAACAAAAAATGTAAGCGTATGAAGATTGAAAAATTCAAGGTGTTGCTTTACCTTAAAAGAAGCGGAACAGACAAGAACGGAAAAACTCCGATCATGGGCAGAATTACGGTAAACCGTAGTGTAGCACAATTCAGTTGTAAACTGAATTGCAGTGAGAAACTTTGGAATCCGAGGGAAAGCCGGTTGAACGGCAAAAGTAAGGAAGCGGTGGAAACCAATGCCAAAATAGACAGGCTGCTTGTTTCCATACACAAAGCATTTGATACCCTTGTAGAACGGAAAACCGATTTCGATGCCGTTTCAGTAAAAAATCTGTTTCAAGGTGGAATGGACAGCCGCATGACTCTGCTCAAACTTTTTGACCGTCACATAGAAGAAGTCAAATCTCTTGTCGGTGTGGAATATTCATTACGAACGATACCCAATTATATTTATACGCGGCAACGACTTGCCGAATTTATATCCAGCCGTTATAAGGTTTCCGATCTTGCTTTCGGACAGTTGAACGAGCAGTTCATTAGGGAGTTTCAGGAATATGTGGTCATAAAGTGTGGACTAAGTGTTGAAACCGTACGCCATTATCTGGCTTTACTTAAACGGGTCTGTCGTATAGCCTTTAAGGAAGGACATTCGGACAAATATCATTTTGAACATTACACTTTGCCAAAGAAACTGGAGAAGCCACCGAGAGCATTGAGTCGTGAGGATTTTGAAAAACTCCGTGATTTGGAAATAGAGGAACACCGCTGGTCGCATATTACTACCAGAGACCTTTTTCTTTTCGCCTGTTATACCGGAACCTCTTATATTGATGTAGTGTCCATAACCGAAACAAACCTTGTAAAGGATGACAGCGGAGCTATATGGCTGAAATACCAGCGAGGAAAGAACGGAAAATTATGCCGTGTCAAACTGCTTCCGGAAGCAATAGAGCTTATCGAAAAATACCGCAGCAAATCACGAAAGACACTGTTTCCACATATAGAACACGGTGCATTGATGTGGAACTTGTCCAGTCTGAAGGTTATGGCCGGAATAGACGGTCCGCTTACCTATCATATGGGACGGCACTCGTTTTCGACTCTGATCACACTCGAAAACGGTGTACCGATAGAAACGGTCAGCAGAATGCTGGGGCATTCAGACATTTCTACTACCCAGATTTATGCGCGGGTGACTCCGAAGAAACTTTTTGAAGACATGGATAAATATATAGAGGCTACCAAAGACTTGAAACTTGTACTCTGATAATAAGTATCACCAATAAAATAAATTATACGATTATGCGCAGCACATTTTCAATATTACCATACATAAACCGCAATAAAGTAAAGGCAGACGGTACCACATCCGTCATGTGCCGAATTTCCATAGACGGCAAGAGCAGTGTATTTTCCACAGGGATATATTGCCGTCCCGAGGACTGGAATACCGAAAAGGGGGAAATCAGGGAGCAAAGAGCGAACAACCGTTTGATTGAACTCCGCAACAAGTTGGAACAGACTTATGAAAAGTACTTGAAAACAAAAGGTGTTGTCAGTGCAGAACTGCTTAAAAATGAGATTACACAGGCCAATACAGTGCCGGAATACCTTCTTCAGGCCGGAGAAGAGGAACGTGAACGGCTCAGAGTCCGTTCAGTTGAAATCCGGTCTACCTCCAGTTACAGGCAGTCTAAAAGTACACAGGCTTACCTACGCGAATATCTGCTCACACTAAAAATGACGGATATAGCATTTGAGGACATTACGGAAGATTTTGGTTATGGTTTCAAACAGTTTGTCAAGTCAAAAGGCTGCAAGGCTTCTCATATAAATCATTGTATGACGTGGCTGAACAGACTGATTTATATAGCTGTTGACAGGGAAATTTTACGCTTCAATCCGATAGCTGATGTTCCTTACGAAAAGAAGGAAGCCCCCAAGCTAAACCATATCAGCCGGAGCCAGCTGCAACTGATTATGGAACGTCCGATGCCCAACAAATGGCAGGAACTCACACGGCGTGTCTTTATCTTCTCTGCCTTCACTTCATTAGCATACGTGGATATGAAGGAACTTTATCCCCATCATATCGGCAAGACTGCTGAAGGAAGGCGTTATATCCGCATTAACCGCAAAAAAACCGGAGTTGAATCCTTTATACCACTTCATCCGGTTGCCGAGCAGATATTGGAACTTTATAATACCACGGATGATACGAAACCGGTATTTCCTCTTCCTAATCGGGATATGCTCTGGTATGCCGTAAATGAGATAGGGGTACTGGCAGGAGTCAAAGGAACACTCAGCCATCATCAGGCACGACATACGTTCGGAACATTGCTCCTTTCTGCCGGTGTTCCGATAGAAAGTATCAGTAAAATGATGGGGCATACAAATATCAAGACAACTCAGGTATATGCCAGGGTTACTGATGATAAGATCTCAGAAGATATGGACAAACTAATGGAGAAAAGAAAGAGCAGCAGTCAAACCGATAAAAAACAGACCAGTATATGAAAAGGGAACCAATAACAATCAATGAAAGTGGAAATATTACTCTACAAACGATCAATCCTTCTGAAATTTGGATGAACGAGCCGGAACTGATTTCTTTCTTTAACGTAATTGCACCAACTTTCAGAGCAGCAGTCCGGACTGTTTATAAGAAAGGTACATTAAATCCGGGGTTAGTGGAAAAACGTATCAAACAGAAAGACGGTTGTTACGAGAATTTTTATAATGTGGAAATGATTTTTGCGCTGGCATTCCTATTGGATACTTATCCGGCAGACCGACTGCGAAAATATCTGATAACAAAAGCTGTAAAAGAAAATGTAGCTCCTTTTGTTTGTATTATTGGCAAAAATCATTCCTATCTGAAATGTTAGATTCCTGTCTTAAAAAGCAATAGCCGACAGTAGGCGGATAATTCCAGCCTGTCTGTCGGCTATTGTTATACACGCAGACTAGATGCGGTTTACTTTGTAGGCTTCCCGATAATTTTCCTGAAGCATTTTCTCAATATCACTCTCCCGATAAAGGATTTTACCTCCCAACTGATAATAGGATATTCTCCCTTCATTACGATAATCCTGAAGCGTGCGTCTGCTCAGTTTCAATTGTGCCGACACTTCCTT